CCTCAAATAACACTCAAACCCGCTCAGAACAGGAAGCCAATCCTGTTCTCGTAGGTTCTTCTTTGACAAATTTTCCTTTTAGGAATCAGAAGAACCCCCGTCGTCGACGTTCTGTTGACAACGGGTCAGGTGTGGGTCGTCCCCGCCTTACCTCCAGTGATGGAGTCAACGACGCTACTGAACGTCGTCGTCCACGAGATGGTCTTTTAGATGGTGGTTCTAAGCCTTTTGTTCCTAATCCTAGGTTCACCCGCGATAGTTATAATAATAATAACTGGAACGGGCCCCAATATACTCCAGCGAGTTGGGCCAGGGATTATGACCAAGGTGAAGAACGTGGCCCTGGCAGAAATACTACGTTTGGTGCGTCCCGACGTGGTACGAGCTTTGGTCCACGCGCCCGGGGTGGTGGTAGAAATGGTTCGTTTGGTGAGTCCCGACGTTCCACGAATTATACACCTCACAATGGTAATTCAGACAGAAATGTCCCTTACGGTCGTTACCGTAGAGACACGAGTTTGAATGCTCATGATGTGCGTAGCAATACTAGTCCTCAATTGGGAGCTAGTACGAACGTGCAATCACAAGCACCCATTGACCAAACAAATGTAGTTATTCAGAGTTTACCTATTGATCCAGTTGAACTTGAAATTAAACGTAAGACAACTATGTTGGCTGACGTAAAGCTCAATCAAGATTCGTTAAAGATGTTACATTCGATGGAAGAATATGGAAGGGAACGTGGAGATTATCCACCTCTCAAGAAAACAGCATGGTTTTTTGTCATTTTGTTTTTCTTTAAAATCTATAACAACCTTCGTCTGTATCGTCCTACTTGGTCTAGGTTTTATCAAATATCCTACATTCGTGTTCTATTATACATTTCTGTGGTGTTTTTATATTATTCAGTCCATGATGTTGATGAGTATTGTGTATCATTGATTATCATGGTGGCCAGTATGCCTATCATAGGTTATCCTTGGTCTCTTTCCAGAATTGGTCCAATTAACATTGCCGGTGAAATTACTGCACTAGCGCGTGACAATCATTGTGATGTTGAGTTATTAGCCTATGCTGTTAAACAGATGGGTTTAGTTCCTCGTAACACCACAACAGCCCGCGAATGCAAGCTCAAAACCGATCAATGGATTAAATTGCACCGTAAGAACTGGACAGAGCTGGAGACCCTTGATCAGGTCATCAATGTAACCCGTATCGCTATGCAAACAACTATCTTTGATGAAATATGTTTCGACACTTGGTCTCTTCCAGGTGTAGTTAGTTGGATGCATGTTGTAACGGATTGGGTTAAAACTGGTCTTCTACCTGATGGTAGTGTCATGCCTGTGAAATGAGGATGCCCTGTGTCAATACAAGCAACGTGTGCCGGATGTGATAAGGTTTTGAAACCTATTGCTGATGGTTGTAAAGTCGTTTCGTTGCCTAGCGACACGGGTACTGAGCATGAGAGGAGATTCATAAGAATCGCCCGACCTGATTATGATGGTGCCAAAGAGTACTTCACCCATCATGATTGTATACACAACCAAACTATTGCCTTGAGAAATCGGGTAATAGGTGAAGTACCCAAGCCCACTTTAGTGGGTCTTGCAAATCTTCGCAAACAATTAAAATTAATTAAGAGGCTGTTACCTCGTGTTATACCTGACGATTATTTTGTTATGCCTGCCATGTATTCTGGTCTTAAACGACTTAGATATACACGTGCTACAGAACAAGTACTTGATGAAGGAGTGACTAAACGTGACGCCCGTATCAAAATGTTTGTGAAGTTCGAAAAACTATTGGTGGATCAGAAGAAAATTAATCCTGATCCGAGAGCAATTCAATTTAGAGATCCAAAATATTGCGTGGAAATTGCACGCTTCCTCAAACCCTGTGAACATGCTATTTACCAGCTTCAAGGTGATGGTATTATTTTACCTAAATCCCGCTTAATTGGTAAAGGTTTAAGTATGTCTGAAAGGGGAAATCTTCTAAACTCAAAACTTCGAAGATTCCGTAATCCTAGGATTATTTCCTTGGATGCCGCTAGATTTGATCAACACGTGGATGTGGAGTTGTTGAAACTTGAACACTCCATATACTTATACATGTGTGGCGATCTATGGTTCGAACAGTTGCTATCATGGCAACTTAAGAACTATGGATTAAGTTCTCGCGGTATCAGGTATATAACGAAGGGAAAACGGATGTCCGGAGATATGAATACAGCGTTAGGTAATTGTCTATTAATGATCCTCATGGTTTCCACCTTTATGGTAGGCCGTGATTATGATCTTTTAGATGATGGTGATGACTGTTTATTGATCATTGAGGTTGAAGATTTACCCTGGGTTGAAAGTAACATAGTTAATGCATTTTTGTCTTATGGTCATGAGATTAAAGTAGAAAATGTTGCTTCTAAAATGGAGGAGGTGCAATGGTGTCAAAGTAGACCAGTGATGTATTCACCAGGTCGTTATAAGTTTGTTCGTGACGTGGATAAAGTAGTATCTGCTTCCTTGATTGGAGGTAAGTACGTTGATTCTGATAAATCCCGTCGGAAACTTATTAACACTATCGGAATGGGCGAGCTGATACTTAATTTAGGTATCCCTGTTTTGCAGAGCTATGCCATGTCCCTTATGCGTAATGCTGACACCCCCGATATTATTGTGGCTGATGAAGTTGATGATGGGTTATATTTTAGAGTTCACCGTGAATTACGTCGTATGAACCTAAAACAATTAGTGCGTGTAGATCCACAACCCATTAACATTGACGCAAGGTTGTCCTTTGCCGCCGCTTTTAATATGGATATCTCTAAACAATTGTCTCTTGAGAAGTTTTTCGATTCTTGGAGTTTTCCGATTTCCGGGTGCGAATTCCTTCCGTCTGAATTGGATGTTGTTACCTGGTTAACAGGTACCATCCATTCACCTGAAGTGGCACCCATTTGGGAATGAGTTCCTCTAAGAAACTTAACCCAGCTCAACCCCGTTTAGCCAAGAACGGAGGTAAGCGAACACGTGTAGTTAAACCCAAACCACGTGCAAAACCACAGGCTAGGCTTACTTCAGCCCCTGTGTCTATGTCAAGATCTTTTCAGACCTTAGGACCTAAGTTTTCCAGGTCCTCAAGTGTAGGGGATGGCAGAATCAGAATTCGCCATAAGGAATACATATCCGAAATTAATAATTCTATTAATTTTTCTACAGTTAGTTTTCCTATCAACCCTGGAATGGCTTTAACATTTCCTTGGTTGGCCCCTATCGCTCCTCAGTTTGAGTCCTATTTGTTTCACATGTTGAAATTTTCTTATCAAACTGAATGTACTACCTCATCACCCGGTTCGTTGATGTTGGCTAATGACTACGATGCATCTGATCCTGCTCCTGCTAGTAAAATTCAGATGATGTCTTATCGTGGTGCAGTCCGTTCTTCCGTATGGAATGAATGTGTAAATATTGCAGACCCTAAAGATTTAGCCAAATTTGGAGTACAGCGTTATGTGCGTAGTGGCGCTCCACCTCCCTCTTCAGATATCAAAACATTTGATGTTGGAAATCTGTTTGTAGGTACCCATGGTGGATTGAATGCCGGCATTATCGGTGAACTTTATGTGGAATATGATATTGAATTGTTCACTCCACAAACCGATCTTGCTGCAAAATTATTAGCCAACTCAGCAACTTATGCGAGTGGTTCTAGTACCGCACTTACACTTTGGATGGGACTTTCTGGCACTGGAATTAAGGCTGGTGGTCTTGACATTATTGGAGGTGGCAATGAGATTATTTTTCGTGTGCCTGGAGAGTTTTTCCTAGATATATCTTTTACAGGAACGACTCTCACTGCTTTACCTGTAGCCTCCGGTACTGCTGCCAACACTGCTCATCAAAATGTTACTTTAAGAACAACTGATGGCACTGGTATGATCTGCAGATATTCAGTCAAGGTTTTAAATGCTAATGAAACATTTATCCTTGCGTGCAATAATATTGGTGCTAGTTTAACTAGCTCATTTGTTCATATTGCATCTTTCGCTTATAACTTGGGTTAACAACCTCCTTGATGGTTGTGTTGGAGAAAATTAACAAATTTACGTTCCTTAGGATTATACAAGCACGTTAATATTCTTTGTGATTCGGATTACGCGGATTCATTTGGAGTAGACACATTTGTAGACTAGATTGAAATCCTAGTCGTGTTGTATGCCAATTTGTTCCGCCTGATTGTTGCAAATATTAACCACTACCTGTTCAACTAGGAAGTCTTGTTCCAATTCATACTACTTAATGCATAAGCATGGTGAGATACCTATTGTTGATGTACAGGCAACTAGAAATAGTTTGGTTGTTCAGAGAGATCTGTTCAATTACCGCAAGGTACCTTCGTAAAGTTTAGTACTCAATGTGTTAGGGAAGGGGCTGTGTGATGTGCTGATGGTGGTAGGGGAATTGGTGAGCAGCAAGACGACCATTTGCCTATGGTGAATACGTTTATAATATGGTGAATTTGGCTATTCACAAGCATATTGAAGTTTGTTGGTGGTTTTCTCCTTAATTAATAACGACTCTGTCGTTTGTGTTTCACGGTTCAAGTTTTATTTCTCTTTCTAATTAGTTTAACCTATGGTCAAATTAGAGAGGTTTTAACATCTTGGATAGTGATTATGCATCTCTGTCTAGATAAAATGCGGCAACGCTGGGCATCTAGGGAGAGTCAACTTTATTTTTAATTGTAG